AAGAGATTTTCTCCATGATGTCATCCTCTGCTTTTCTCATATCCGCATCGCTTGGATTCTCCGGCAGCTGATAGGAATTGTAGTACTCAACTACTTCCTCATATCTCTTCACGATGTTTGTGTCTGTAGGTCTGAACTCGAACTTGCCGAGAACCTTTCCTCTTTTGTTCTCAATCGTGTAGACCTTGCTACCATCATCTACTACAATCTTGTTTGCCATTGGTTTTGCTATTTTATTGCTCATTGTATCGTCCTTTCTCGCCTATTCTAATCCGAATACTTCTTTATGTTCTTCATCGTATACCGAAAGCTCTTCAGTTCAAGCAGCTACAATTTCGCCCTCTGCGAATACTGGTTTGCCTGATTTCAGAGATTCAGCTGTTACATAGCCTTTTGTTCTCGCTCCATCATCCGTGATGTCAAACGGAATGTTGACACCGGCTGTGTCTCCACCATAGCTCTGTGGCTTAACCATTACTTCCTGTACATAAGCAAGATGCTTTGTGGCTGCTGTATCTTCCACAATTACTTCGAGCATAAGAGTCTTGCAAGCTGCTCCTTTCAGACGGTCAAATGCAATCTCTTTAATCTTCGGATACAGTTTTGATGTTGGATCCGCATAGAATGGATCTGCTGATATGGAAGGTGTATATCCATTGTCAGTTGTCACAGTTTTTCCGAGAATGTTCTTCTTCTGTTCTGTGTCTGGATTCAGTTCTACAGACATTTCCTCAATATCATCACCAAGAACTTCCCACTCTGCCGTTGCCGGTGCTTTTTTAAACGATGCATCAAGATAATGCATCAACGCTTCACGCTCTAATTTCATGTTTGTTATCCTCCGTTATTTCTTGTAGAATATGTTTCTGTATTTCAATGAGATGCTGATTGCCCAATCTTGAACATTACCATCACTCACATTATCTAAGTGAGCCGGTGTAAGCCTTATGATCTCCTCTATTTTTCTCTCTTCTGTAAGCACTGGATATTCTTCCAGCCTCTTCTGTTCTCCATTAATGACCACGGTCTGCTGTTCAAGCCACTTTCCAAGAGTGTCAAGGAATTCTTTGATACTGGCCTTAATCTTTGGAGAGTCGATTGAAGACCGGTAGATCACATAAAAAGGATAGTTGCACAACTGGTCTACTTTGCCAGTTACACTCTTCTTTTCCAGTGCAATCACCGCTCCTGTCACTGGATAGAAGGCAATACCGCCATCTTCATCTAGTGTGGAGAATCTTATCTTTTCGTCTTCCTCTAATCCTGGAAAACTATTGAGAAGAGAAACGAGTGCATCAGTTACCGCTGCGTAACCATCTACATCGTACTTCACCGGTTTCTTACTTTCCTCCGGCACGTTTCTTCACTCCTTTCACCCAAGACTTCACATTTTGTTCCTTAGCAGCATCGAACCAATGGTCTGTAGCACTAGGATGTGCTGTCTTATCAAACACGAGGTCTCTGTCTGTGACTACCTTCTTTGCTCCGGCTCTTGCCCACGGCGAACCTGTGACAGGATCTACCATAACTTTTCCTTCATAGAGGAATCTTCCGTAAGGTGGAGCACCGGCAATCACTTGACCGCTTCCTTGCATGGACCTGCTCATAATCGCAGACACGTTTCTCATGTTACCGTCACGAAACGGCATATACTTTTCCATGTCCGTAAACACTTGACCGTCTAGCCAGTATTGTGCTTCCTGGAACTGCTTTTCAAATCGGTTCAAGCTGACATTTACTTTGATATCACCTTTTACGATTGAGAAGCTAGGAAAATGAAATGTCTTGCTTGCCATATTACTTTCCCCCAATCTCAAAATGAGGAATCAGTGTGTAAGAACCTACGCTTGTGATTAGGAACACATTGTCCATCTTCTTATTCAAATAATCGTAGAATCCTTTGTTTGTGCGTGACGTATAGTCTTCATCGGCAATTACCATTTCCGGATATTCACCTTCCAAGAAGATGTCACCTGTTGAGAATGTGATTGAACCCTCTTTATTTACCGCAGACTTCCACACTTTCGGAGTGAGATAGGAAAGATTGCACACCACCCTTTCTCCCTCACGTACCTTAAACGGCACATGAAGATTAGCTGTATCAGCCGTATCCAAACCAGTTTTGGCAATGTTGGCTGCCTTATCCGTAATAAGTGTGACTCCGGATATAACATGAGGATACCAATATATGGCATCACTCTTGTCTGTGTATTTGTTGAATACAGTCACAGTCTTGTCATACATCGGTATCCCCTCCTAATAGAATTCTTTTCCGCATTTCTTGCACTTCCACACATGATGAGTCTTGTACTCATGGTCTCCGACCTCATCAAGGAAAGTTGAAGAATATGTTAATTTTTCGTGTCGGCACATTAACCGCTTAAGCCATCTAAATACCAGCATAGAGTAGGCACACTCCTTCCTTATCTACAACTCCTTGCAGATACTCAGAAGCCACCTGTCGAATCAGAATAGCTTCCACTTTCTTATCCATTGACGCTCGTGCATAGATGCTGTCGGATGCTCCGCTAGTCCCAGTTGCAAAGCTGATACTTTCAGCACCTGACGTAATGGACGATACTTGCTTCTTACTCACTGTACCATCAGCGTGTTTAATCACACCTACAGTGTCCAGTGATGCTTTTCTGATTGAGTCGATCTGATACAGAACTTCTGCAATCTCACAGACAGCTTTCTGAACCTTTGCATTAGATTTCTTGTCTTCCGGAAGACCATCTTCTAATCTACCAAAGGTGATTCTGTCCAAACGTTCGCTTGCTCGTTCTGCATACTTAGAAAACTCTTCCTCTGTCACGGCATCTCCAAAATATTTAGTTGTATAGAACTGATAATCTGTGTATGCCATGTCTGATCTCCTTACTCTTCTTTGCTTGCTGCCTTTTTCGGCTTTCGCTGTGGCTTGTCATTTACTTCTTCATACTTCTGTGGATTGCTTTTCATACTGGCAATACTCTCGGCATTACCAGTAGAAAGGTACAATCCTGTCTCTTTATCCAGGAATTTCATTCTTATCAACCACCAATTTTCTTATTCTTGAAAATAAGGTCCGGTGTTACAGACTTAGTTCCGAAGTGATAGAACAGCTCGATTCCGTAAGCGTTTGACAGCGGAATTTTCTCAGCGTTGTATGGATCTGCCATTACTGGCTGTGCTACTGCACCATCAACCATAACAAGTGCTTTCACATCCTGTGGAAGATGTACGCATGAGTATGTTTTAACACCGTGGAATGCGTAGAACTCTTCGTCCGCTGCACCTACACCTGGTACTGTTACCTTATCAAGATATGTTCTAATTTTTCCGTAGTAGTCCGGATCCAGCACCATGTGCATCATTGCTCTCGGTACACCGTCTACGTAATCATTCTTTGTGGTCTCGCACTGCTGAATTATCTTCTCTGCAATCTCTTCAATAGCTGTGATTCCTGTCAGATCTACTTCTGTAGCATCTGTTCCAGCAACCTCGAAGAACTTAGTATCAAGCTCAGCTGCCATTCTAAGAGCATGGTTTGCTGTTCTCTTAGCAATAAGTCCTTCAACTCCGAGAAGGGAAACATCTTTCTGCTCAACTTCTTCTACGATCTCTCTGTCCTGATCAATTGGAATTGTTACCGACTTACCTTTTACACCATCACCTTTAGCTGCTGTTCTAGCTGTTCCGTAGTTCTTTGGTACAGCATTTGCAAATCTCTTTGCTTCTACTGTTCCGGCATGTGGATCACCGGAAAGTTCTGTGTTTTTCATCTTTCCGGAAATTGTAAGTTTCTGTACGTTCTCGATAACTTTTCCGTATTCCTCAGCAAGGAACATCTTTCCAGTAGTGTCGAGAAGTGTGTTTAATGACGTAATTCTTGTATCTGCCATGTTCGTATCTCCTTTAACTGTTTAAGGTCAACGATTATCTCGAATTGATAACCGTGCTATAGCATGACTACCACACAGTAGGTGGTGTGTACACAGGAGTCTTACTTGACTCTCCGCCCTTTGTAGTTGGTACCGTGAATGTTGGTGCAGCCGGTGCATCTGTCTGTGCGAATGCATCCTTCTGTGATTCTCTCAGCTCTGTCATATAATCATCGAGTCCGAGGATTTTTTCACCTTCACGTTTCAGCCCTTTTTCTTTGATCATGCTGATAATTCCTGTCTTAGCAAACTCAGATGTAAATTTCTCACCTGCCAGTGCTTTCACAAGAGCATCGTTGAAGTCTCTCTCTTCGATCTTTGCAGCATAATCTTTTTCGCTTTCTGCAAGCTTTGTTTTCCACTCATTTTCGGCTGATTCAGCTTTAACTTTCCACTCATCACGTTCCTTTGTGATAGCGTCAAAGTCTTTGCCTTCAAAACCTTCAAGAGTAGACTTGGCTGTGTCATACTGTGATTTGTAAGTGTCTCTTTCCTGTGTGACCGTATCAAGCTTTCTTCCCTGTTTCTCAAACTCGGCAAGAGTCTTGTAATTCTCATTCACACTGGTTTCGATTGTTTTCTTCTGCTCATCTGTAATCTCAAGACCAGCATCGGAAAGAATCTGAATAATGTTTTTCATGTTTCATATCCTCCTCAACGTATTTTATTAACCGTTTCGTCCACGGTAGGGATTCAGACAGATAAACCTCTGTCAGGGTAATCGTGGTCGAGGGAGTTGAACCCTCATAACCGCTACCACGTAAGAACAGATGCTATAGAAAGGCAGATTCACATCTGTCCTTAGCTCTATTACAGAGCAAGACCTACCGAAGCATTTGACCGCTTCTTAACAGGATTCTCCTAGTAGGTATTCACACAAAAGGAAGAAAAATGTATCTCCACATACCATTATGAATGATTTCAACAATTTCTTTGTACCCATCTTTAGCCTTTTTTCGCACTTTCATATCTTCTTGCAGCAGCTGCACTCTTCATAGCTTGCTTTCTATCCCATTGAGCAACCTTTAAGCGTTCAGCGTACTCTCTTAAGTCATTCTCTTCGCAGAATGTACTGTACCGCTTGTTCTGAAGCTTCAGTGTGTGAGCCTTGCGGTCTAACATATTCTGTAGTTCAAACCTTGCCTTATCATCCTTACAGTTATCCACAGCGGTCTGTAAGTTCTGTATCTTCCGCTTGGTGTCACGGATCCTACGCTCCTGTGCTCTCTGTTTCTTCTGCAATTCCTCAACCTTATGGTTGTCAGCAAAGTTAATCTTCTTGTCATCATAAGGATTGTTCACTCCGTCACCACTTCCGAAAGAGTGCCGGCAGTTCCATCCGCAGAGTCCTTTGCCAGTTCCGAATCCTGTGGTCTTAACGAAGTCTGGGAATCTCTTATCCTTTCCACTTCGTGAGTAGAATCGACCTTGCCACCACAAGTGATTACCTGGATTCATTCCACCATTACCAGTACGTGCTCCTAAGTGAGCAGACACAAGAACGGTATCCCAGTTCATTTCTTCCATTCTCTTCATGGAGATGTCGGCAGCAGCTTGTCCCACTCCTGTCCTCACGATCATCATCGTTGCTGACTCAATGCTCATCTTATAGCCAGTAGGATAGCTGACCTTAAGGCCTACATCAGTGATACTGTTAATCACATCTCTGACCGCTTGTGTGTACGATACCGCACCGGTAGATACAAGATGGTAGGCATTGTCCATCTGATTGATGAACATTCGCTGTGAGTCTTGTGCTGTGGTCCGGCAGAAGTTATTCCATTCTCCGGCTGTCGCAAGACAATCTCTTTCGAGGATCCTAAGCATGGTCGGAGATTGTAGAAGAGGAGTCGGAGATAGTCCGGCTGCAAGATACACAGCATCATCCCACTTCAACGAAGTGATACCGGCATCAATGAATGCATCCTTGATCTCTTTCTTCTGTAACCTTGTCTTGCTCGCTATTTCCTTTTGGATATCCTCTAGCAGTTCACTAGACTCTTGAAGTACTTGAATCTGCCATCGGTCTGTCTGTGTCAGCAGATAGTCCTCACCTCTGCCGAGTCTTGCCATGATTCTCTTGATGATCATGTCCATAATAGTGCGATGAAGGGACGAAGATATCTCCTCCGCCCCTTCTGTTATTCTTTGTAAGTATTCAGGTGTTAGCATTATTTCTCACCCTTTTTTATTATTGTTATTCCTTTATTTCAATGATGGTAACAGTTCCTTCAAAGACTCCGAAGTCTTTCTGTTGCCTGAATGTATGAGTCTCAGGTACATCCTCGTCCGTCATTGGTCTTGTAAGATACCACAGGGAATCATCTTTCCATGTGATTTCTTCCAATTTTTGATTCGGTTCAAGTTTCACCGTTGTCTTTCCACCAAAGTCTTTCGTAACCGACTGACATCCGGTCAGACCTGTCACTGTAATTGCAATGGCTGCCACAACCGCAAAGATTTTCTTTTTCATCCCTTATTCCTCCGTATGCCAGGTGTTTGTCAGTTTCTTGTACACATCTTCATACAGTTCCTGTTTGTCACCATTGTATGTATATTCAGCATAAATACCACCTCCACTGACCGTAGTAGATACAAGACATTTATAGTTCTGCAAAGTCTTACACGACCAAACGATAAATACATTACTTAAATCAATCGGTGTTGCTTGTCTGTGCTTCTGATACCATTCAACAAGTTTCTTTTTACATACACTCTGAAAGTGATCCATTCCTGTGATAATCATAATTAGTCCTCCTACTCTGCAAATACCCAGTCTTCCGCAAGCATGTCTGCCTGACTTGCAAGCCATCCCATCTGTACTCCTGATGTTCCTACAAATGCAATAGCCATGTTTCCGATAGCATCATGTTCACAGTTCACAATCTCTCCATTTGCTGTCATGTATGAGATACCAATGGCAAGCTGTATGTACTGTTTCTTACCGTTCCACCCTTTACGAGCAACTTTAAGTCCTCTTTTCAGATATCGAATAGCATCGTCAAAGCCAAATTCTGACCATCCACCAAGAACAGCACAATTACTTTCATCTGCAAGCATCCAATCATCTCTCTGTGTGTGCATGAAAGTATATTCAACTCTCTGAGTTTCACGAATATCAAGATTTTTTCCCTGTCCTTCATCGGAATCTTTTGGTCTGCAATGAATCATAATTGTCTGTTTTTCATCATCCCAACACCAGTATCCATTCCAACCAGGAAGTTTTACCTTTGCACCATGTTTCATTGCTTCAAATGCTTCTTTAAATGTCATCGTTCATTTCTCCTTTCATTTCATCATTGGAACCATATACATTTCTTCTGTTCTTTCATATTTCCGTTCTAGTTCAAGTTCGTATTTTTCAATTTCATAATCGATATTCCCAATTACGTTGTTCTTTTTCTTGTATTCACCAATAACGTGATTTACGAAATAATTGAATTCTTCTCGATTCTGCTCTTCCGCATTATCGTACAGTTCATCACCACAAAGCGGTAAGCAATTTTCTCCGGTTACTACGGACAGTAGCAAGATTCCATATTTTTCTTCCGGCAAGTATCTTTCCTTATGCTCATGCACATGCTTAACAATTATATCTCCCGTCTTAGATACTCCGATTGGTAATGCAGTAAAGCATGTCGTATAACTGCCTAGAATCCTTATCCGAAACATCACGTACTGCGTAATCGAAGTGATTATTGTTCTTTTTTCTTCCTTGTAACGTGGGAATATCGGCATTGTAAACATCTTACAGTCTCCTTTCTTTCTGCTTCTACAACGCACCTACACTCTTAAATGCTTCCTCTATCTTTGGATACTGGATAGCACACCAGTCCACTATTGTTTCCTCGTGTCCAAACTGTTTGTAATGTTCAAAGTTCGGTCCTAATCCGCTTTCGTAAAGAAAAGCATGTATGATTTCGTGACGCAACTGCTTCTTCATCAAACAGTCGAAATCACCTAACTTGTTCACGTTATCAGTTCTCAATTTGATGATTTTAGATGTATAGTCGCAGTATCCGTCATATTCTGCATCTTTCATCTCTTCACGGATAATTTTATATTCAGTTCCTAATACGTTTACTTTTTCCATTGCTACTCCTCTCTTAAAAACGAAATAGGAGGGTTCGAACCTCCATCTCCACCACCAGAATCACTCCCAGTGGAAAGAATCAGCTTATCCAATATCTCGAACAAGCCTATCTCATCACCGTTGCATCTCGGCATGACTGAAAAATCACTCTTCACCGAGGTAATCATATTTGAAAATTGCCGTATAAGGAGTCGAACCTTAATCTTTCACTTGGGTAGGGTAGAATGAACGCTTTACCGTTAAGCTATACGGCTTCCAACTACACTGTAGTAAGGAAAAATTTGTTATGAAAAAGATCTCTCTCCGAGTTCCGGAGAAAGCTATCGTTCGGATTCGAACCGAAAACCTGTTGATTCGTAATCAACTGCTCTATCCATTTGAGCTATGATAGCTTAAGCATCGAGCGTGAACCAAGAAAAACCGCTCGATGCATTATTTTAGGTGTTCCCGGGGAGATGACAAGAAACCGGGAATAGGCTTGCCCCGGTTATGCTCCGAGTCTATGTCCTACTAAGGAACAAGCCTTAACCGCCATCTGACGGTTAGTAACAATATTTATAGTGCTGTACATTGCACTGTCAAGGAATGAAAAACGAATGAACTTTTCGTCCTCAAGTACATAGTACCGTATTCGCCTACTTTCATTGTCCCCATAATTTACTCATCTTGGAATTTATCGAAGAGGGTTTCGCCTTTGTCACTGGCTTCTTCAATCATTGCTTTCGCTTCTTGCTCTGTCATCCCTTCAAACTTCACGAAGTACATCCATGCCGGTACTTTTCCCTGTACTACATAATTCCACCAACGTGCACGATCATCTTCAAGGTTGTACACAAGGTCTTCAAACTCACAAGCTGTCTGATATCCGGAAGCCGGAATTGTTCCGTTCGCTGTTCCAGTAGCGTAGAGAATGTATAAGATTCTGTGGATAACTCCATCATGATTCTTTCCGTCTAAGATTGTACGGAATGACTCGATTGTATGCAGAGTTCTTCTATCGTCTGATTCCACTTGTGTTGCTGTCTGAATTCCTCTAGTCTCGTCAAATGAGAAGTAACCATTTGAAAATCCGCACTTGTATCCGATGATAGACAGATAGAAGTTAATGGCAGCAGTTCTTTCAGTTACCAGTATTGTCGGTGCATGTTCTTGAATCGTATCGTCTGCATCCGCTCCCATTTCAAGTCCTTGCATGAATCGAGGGAGCTTGATTCCGTTCTGATTAGCATACTGGATTGCTGACTGTGATACAAAGGTAATATGCTGGCTGTCTTCCTGTTCATCGCCCATCTTATTGAGTGCAATATCAAGCCATCTCAACTCTTCGATACATTCAGCGAATACCGGTACAGTAAGAGGAGACTCCTTGTCGATTGCATTCGCATAAGGATTTCGCCAGTACACAAATAATGGATACTCCAACCCTCTTACTTCTACTTCCGGGAGAATATCTTTCCACTCATCTACTTTCTCTAGGGAAATTTCAGATCCGATACGGTTCTTATCTTCACTCTTGAATGCTTTTGATGAAATCTTATAGACTCTTTCACCATTCACATCCTCAAATCTGTGATATTCTGCTTTTGTGTAGTACCTGTTTCCCTTTTTGATGTACGAGAAGAACACTGCTGCAAGTACATCACCGTTGGTATTGGTGTCTGTGATGATGAAGTAGTCCGGATCCAGGAACTCAATTCCTTGTCCGTCTGTCTTAATCATCATTCCGCAAGTAGCACAGCTCTCTTCCTGTTTCTCTTGTAACGCGTTCAACACTTCATCAAATTTCTTCTTGAGCGCATCGTTACCATCAATCTCAACATTGACATTGAATAGTGTAAGGTTTGCAATCTCCCGGCAAATGACATTAGAGAACCTTGTCGGTTTGATTGTTCCGTCCATGCTCCAAGTAGGAATGCCAGACCTCATGCTCTTATACAAATCTAAGGCAGTCTGCATTTCAGAAGAGCGACTAACCTCTATTCCAAATATATCTCTTACTTCGTTTACTCCAAACATTCTGTTAAATACCGCCTTAATTTTTTGTATTAGTCCCATTAGTATTTCCACCTCAACCGCCTACGCAAGAATGTGTAGACATAATATCTTGTATCGTCCATCGCATGGTCATTCTCTTTGATAACCGTATCATTGTTCTTTTCCTCATCCCAACAGTACAGACCAAACTCATTGATACAGCTTGTACAATCCTTGTATATCTTTAGGAGTCCTTTGTTCAGCATCGTTGTAACTACTCGGATTCCGTCCAGTACATCATTGTCGGCTTTCTTCACGGTGTATTCTCCGTACTTCTTGATTACCTCAATGAACGATGCTGCCGATGGATCTATGATGATACAGGATACCTTTCTGTCTCCGATCAGTTCTTTCAGCATCTTGTAATAGGCTTCATCATCTACACGCTTGCCGGCTTCTCTACTGTTGTAATACAATTCTGCTTCACGCTGCGAATATTTCCCATCGAATGCCCACAGACCGGCTGAGAATGGATTGACTGTACCGTAGTCGATTGACACGATATATTCCAGTGCGCCACTCATGTGTTCATCAGTGACATGCTTTTCTTCATCGAACATGGAATAGACAAGTCCTTCAGCCACACACCACAGTCCTAAGATATACCGCTTAAAGAAGACACCTACATACATGCTCCGGTATCTTTCCTTAATCCGCTCAGACAGTGAAAGATTATCGTCCATAGTGAAATGCAGATAGATGATGCGTTTCTCATCACACTTATCAATCCAATTAACCTTGAACCAATGTCTTGGACTGTTCGGATTGCAGTTAAACCAAAACTTCGAACCGGTAACAGAACATCGTCCTGTAGCCTGGTTGACGAATGACTCCGGCATCAGTGCAACCTCGTCAAAGAACATACCGGCAAGAGTGATACCCTGAATCAAGTCCTGTGACCTTTCATCCTTACCACCGAAGATGTAGAAGAAGTTCTGTGTATCTCCCTTGCTGACCACAATCAGATTGTCTGATCTATGGTCCACAACTTGATATCCTCGGCTTTTCAGCATCAATTTCAACCAAAACAATACGTTTCTTCGGAATGATCCGATTGTCTTTCCAGCCATACCGAAGTTCTGTTGATTGAATGTAGCCATTGCCCACAAGACGTAGGACAGTGACATACACAGCGTCTTACCACTTCGGATTGCTCCGTCTGCTATGATTCCATCTTTGTCTTTCACTGGACTACTCGGACACCACCACGTCAGCACTTGCTTTTGTTTCTTCGAGAATGGCTTGAACTCAAATCCTTGTTTCTTAGCTTTCTCTTTCATGGCAGCAGCGTGTTTCATAATGCCTTGCCGGACAGAAGCTAATCTCTCCTCAAAGTTATTCATCATCTGTCCACACCTCACTCGCTGTGGAATTCAGTGCATCCATGAAGTTGTCTTTTGCATCTTCATCAGATCCATTGTCTTTGAACTGCGCTTCCAGTTTTGCAAGCTCAAGGTTCATCTTCCTATCGTCAACGTTACGTTTCAGAAGTTCCTGTGCTGCTTTGGTTCGTTCAGACAATGATGCATCTAGGTCGAACTGATCTTTGATTTTCCCTCGCATGACATCAGTTAGATACTTCATGATTTCCTCAATATCTGCTATGTCTTTACTTGCGATTTGCTCCTGTCTAGCGTTGATATAGTCGAGAATCTGTGGTTTGCGAAGGTTCTCACCGCCCATGCTCATTGCTGTCTTTTCACTGTATCCTGCATTCTTCGCTGCCTGTGTTGCGTTCCCCAGTTTCAGGTACTCATCACAGAACTTTTTCTGCTTAGGTGTTAGCTTATCCTTAGGCACATTTAACCACCACCCTTTTCTTTACTGTCTCTTTTCTCCCTGTGTTCCATTTGACACTTAATCATCTGTAGTACATTCGTCCTCTCTGTATGTATCCCATGTCCTTGACGGAATAGTTCACACTGCAAGATATTTCCACAGTGCGTGCATTCATCTGTTATTTCTCTATTGGCAATCCTCATGGTTTCACCTCATCCCATATATCTTTCAGACAATTCACTATCTCAAGCTGTGATGTTGTTCTGATCAGTTCCAGATCTTTCTCTTTCCATTCTCCATGCCTGTCTCTTCCTAGTACCGGAGTAGATAGGATGTAGATGTTGATGAGCCTGTTCTGCTCAGCTGAATAGAATTGTCTCTGACTGTACTTGATGATTAAGCCAGTCTGTAATATTGCCCTTTGTAGCTTCTTGGATATTCCGTTGAGATTCACCTTTCTGTTCCTCCAAAATAAAAAGATTCCATGCATGATACAATGTCTCTTATACCATTGTAACTGAATGAAATCTTTTCGTTGTACCCATATTTATGAAAAAAGAAGCATCATGTCATATGATGCTTCTTCAGCAGTCAACCGGAATTGAACCGATGCCTTGTCTGTCAACCTGTTCTGCCAGCCTAAACTATCTTCTGCTAAGATAATCATACCACACTTTCTTTACTCTGTCTTCCATCTTCTTCTCTTTTGGAGATAGTCCTGTTGCCTTCTTAGGTCCATCATCTTCATTGTGATAATATCCATGATGTACATGAGGATCCATGCCAGCATGAACATGTCCAAAATTAATTTCTTTTACATGTTTATTTTTATTGTCAAAATACACAATTTTTATCAAATCATTTCCCCCGACAAGCGCATACACTCTTCCTCTTGTCATTGTCTCTTGAAGACTTTCTCCATGCCTTGAGTTTGATTCTACAAACTTTATATTTCCAGATACAAGGGGTTTTCCATTTGTGTCTATAATTGCATGAAATTGCGATCCATACTTATGGTGCTTATCACTTATTCCGCTAGAACTACCTCTACCGCCCACGTATTCTCCTTCTCTTCTTTTCAGCATCCAGCCTATTACTTTTTCTTTCCACTTCCATTCCACCATGCAAAGAAATTCTCTGTCCGTCTCTTTCTAGCTCTATCATAAGTGGTAGTAGTCCTACTTGGATCATAATACGAATCTGTGTTTCCTTTTTCAGGTAGTTTGGAATATTCATGCATCTTGTCCGCAATCTTATTTTTTGCTGTTAGCATATTTTTATATTCTCTTGCGAGTTTCTGATTTTTGTACAATGCATCTGCGCTTCCAAGTTTTGCAATCTGCCTTTTTAACTCATTAACACGGTCAGTATAATAATGACTAACACGTGTAGCTTCTTTCACTCCGTCAATCTTATTGATAAAGTCAAGCTGACCACTCTGTGCAGCTCTTTCAAGTTTACTGTCTTTCTTTACCGTTCCACCTCCTCGTAACGCATCACTTTTCTTTACTGCATTATAAAATATTTTTGCGCCCATTTTGGAGACTGGCTCGCCCCCAATGGAACTCACACTTCCTCTACCACCCATTTGTTCGCTATATTCCTTTCTTCTGTGCTAGTGACCTTTCATACCCTTTTTCGGTTTAGGACCTGCTTTATACCACTGTTCATTCAAAAACTTATCCGCCTTTTTTCTGTCTTCTTTTCTTTTGGACTCTCGTTCTTTCTGCTGACTAGCATTGTATGTTGTTACATCATACCCTTGTTTCTTTGCATTTTTAATCAGCTGGCTTGCCGACATATTAACAGCATCTCCTGTTTCCCTATATGTCTTCCCGTTTCTCACAACAAAATGTGATCTGCTTCCACCGCCCATATCAATGTCAAATGCAGCAACACCACCACCGATTCCACTACTTGATCCTCTACCGCCCATTTTTCTTCCTTTCCGTCAGTGATTCTCCAAACGATTTAATCTTTACTATGTTGCCCTGACACTCATCCGGTATCATTCCGTAAAAGATGATTGTTTCCGGCTGAAGCCTTGACATCATTTCATTGTATCCCTCAAGAAACAGTTTCTTTCTCTCTTTGCTGTTCATTACACCAACACTGGATACTGCAACAGCTCCACCAACCGGTTCACCATCAAAGCACCAGGAGAATGATTCCTTATCACTCCAACTGATTGTAGGTATCACATCAATCCCATTCATCTGCATGTACGCACCAATCCAGTGCTTTCTAAAGTGGTTATACACTTGTAATGCTTTAGGGAAATCTGTATACGTACTAAAGTCAGGACTCATTACACACTTAAAGTCTTGTAACATATTGATGTAGGTATCTGGCTGTGTCCATAATCTTGCGAACTGGTAATCATCAATAAAGAAATGGATTCCATGATCTGCTCTATCCTTACAGCTTTTCGCATAGTTGAATGATAGAAATTCGCATGGATTGTATGATGTAGGTTCTATCTGCGGTATTCCATACTCGCCAACTCCATCAAATATCATCTTCTGTTGGTTTTCATAATTTTTTGTACTTCTATACATAACAAAATCCTCACACAATCTATAGTCTATATGACTATTGTAACTGTGTGAGGATTTTGTGTTGTACCCATCTTATAAATTAATATCTTCTTGTTCCATGTTCCAATCTTTAAGTTCTATACATAACTTATACGGACCACCATCTTTGGTTTCCAATACCTCATTCATAATAAGTTGATATGTATACCTATTCCCATACAAGTCCTGAAATCTCAATTCTGCTTTTTTCTCCCCTACATAATGCTTCGCTGCAATGCTCTCATCTTCTACATTTATTCCAGACGCAATGTCAATAAATTCATAATCCCCCTCTTCTATCGCTTCACTTATAATCCAGCCACGTTTTTTTCCTACTATATTCATCTTAACTTTTAATGCCGGCCCTCGTCCAATATTTTTTATTTGCAACACATAATCGTTGTCTGAATAAACCTTTTCATATCCTAACAATATTAATTTGCATCCTTGTTTCGCTGCATCTTCACTATTTTCAAATTCTGTTTTGTGAACTTTTTTAATAACAAAATAGGGTTTTACTGCTTCGCGTCTGTTGAGTTCAACCTGATCTTTCAATTCTTGTTTCTGAATCTCATAATCTTTTCTATCTTTTTCTTGCTGTAATTGAAATGTCCATTTAACTCCAAGTACAGTTGCTACTGCTCCCATCCCACTGCCTATATAACTTCCAAAAAATCCCAACCAGCTTGCTTTATTTATTGCGCTCGGGAAACCATTTTCAGCTACAAGCCAAGATACAATCAATCCTACAATAAATATCAATCCTATTATGCATGGCATCAACCAATTTTTCTTTTTCATAATCGCTTACAATATAAGCATGATGTAACATTACGTAATGATACACCATGCTTTTCCTCCTTAGATTTATTATACTAATATAAAAGTAATTTGTAACTTTTTCAACTATTTACAATATACTTCTTCCAAGTAATGTCATTAATCTGTTGTACTCTTCAATCACCTTTCGTCTGTATCCTTGAAAGTCTTTCCGCTGCATAGGGATGTATTCTCTCTTGCAGATATTATCGTATCCAAGTCCTGTTGTCAGATTGATGAAGAGGAACTTTGCTATCTCCGGCTTTACGTTCTGGCAGCTTTGGAGAAGAAGTATCTGCTCATACCCAGTAGCTTTCCTACAGTAGTCGATAATCTTCTTCCCTTGCTCATGAGTGATGCCGTAATCACTCAGATATGTATCTCTCACGCTCAATGGTATTCACCTCCCACGCACGCTTTTATATCTACCCCAACCCTTGTCAGTCATTCGTTCGGATTTTCTTGTAAATACTCGCCTTGTGTCCTTATCAACTTCCTTGCCTGATATGCCGGACGGTTAAACTCTTCGCTTGCTTTCTGATCTACTGGCATCTTCTTTGCCTTAATATTCTCCTCACTATTGGATGTATCCAATCCTTCAATGATTCTGATCGCATCTTCCATCTATACATCACCCTCCGCTCTATGTAATGATCTGTCAGCACTAAACCCTTCCGGATACCTTGCTTTCATTATTCTCTTCCTTCCCATTCATCACATGAATCACTGTACTCTGTCCGGTCTTCAAAATATTCACTTCTGCCATTAACGCACTCCCAACCATCTGAAAGATTTTCAAATCCGTAGTATTTGCACGTTCCACAACATTTATCATCTAATATTCTTACCCTCCTATATCCCAAGCCCAAAGAAACGCAAACACAATCACAGCTATATGAAAGCATTCCCATAACCAACGCACAAGTTCAATGTATTCGTTCTTCCGGCGATTATTAATCAGATATATCCATATCGCACTATAACCGATTATCCCAACCACAATGCTTGCGATTCTCAAGCCTAGCTTAATCTGTTCCATGCACATTCTCCTCTTCTAGCAGTTCAGGATTGTCAAATATGTTGCCTACAACACGAGCATTGCACAAATATGCCCAGTATGCTAAATCGTGTCTGAGAAATTCTGAACCTTTCGTATTCCATTTAATTATAAATGCACCTTCTTCATACTTAATCACTCCATAATAGTATCCGCATTGCACAATATCGTTTTCCCAAAATTCCTCACTAAGTTCATTTGTTAATCCGGTATACTGGCAAATGGTATCTTCGTCAATCAGAAATTCACCCTCAAGGCTTTTATCGTAGATATAATTCTCGTCACTAAGATAGCCATGCACCCATGTTCTGTCGAGATGCTCATTACTATCCATTGCATGAATATGTTTCGCTCTGAAAAGTATTTCTCTATTCATAATTTTTAACTACCTCCAACTTTTACACCCAAAATTCCATGTGCAGATATTTTCCCGGATACTCTGTTTTCCAATAATGATGACCGTGATAATCAACTTCGCAATATCCAGTCCATTGTTCGCACCATTTTCTGCATCCATTGCTTCTTTGCTCATCACCAGTGTGATGATCTGTAATATCCGCACAGTTTGAACACATTCCATCCATATCAAGATTTTCTTTGCACCATGTTTCGATTTCTTCATTGAGTTTATTTCTCTGCTCGATCTTGTCTACTATTTCTTTTGGGATTTTACTCATAACTGTCAACCACCTCCAACTTTTTAAGATCCTCGATTAACCATATCTCTTCATTGCCTTCCCATTTGACCATTGGAAAGTCTACATCAAAACGGCGATTTAAACTAAACCAATTAGTAAGACCGTCTTTATATGTAAATAAAGTACCATCTTTATCTCTTACGATGTATTTGAATTCTTCTTTAAGATACTCCAAAAACGCTCTGTCTTTCTTACTGATTACTATCACTGGCTTTTCGATGTACTCTGACTCTGCCCACTCTCTTCTTGCCTTGTCACAGTCTTCCATCTCCAAAAACAAGCATGCTGCACATGGAGCGTCACAGCAATCCGCAACTTCATTCGTATTTTTATCAACCCTAAAATCGTGTCCTTTGCAAGCAATCTCCACAATCTCTTTTGTATACTTCTCTTTATTTGTCATAGTATTATCTCCACTCTCCCAAATGTCCAAAACATTCTTTTTTAAATTTTTCTAATACATCTATTAGGTTGTCTATTTCGTAAGAATCCTTAAATATTATCTCGATTATTTCAGGATTAGATGTGTCAATATCATTACAGTAGGGAAATGGGTTCATAAAACAATTAAATCTAGCATTTATACCTTTATGTGTTAATGATATTTGATTAACACTTTCTTTATTTCCAATAATCTTCATCTCTTCCACCTCGCTTAACAATTTCAATGGCTTTCGCCCAATTATACCAGGAACATTTATCAGAAAATGCATAAGCCGTTCCCTTTGATTCACTATATCTTCTAAGTGCTTTTGATTCTTCACGCTTTAATTCATTCAGAACTTTCTCCACATCAAATGCTGTCGGCTGTTCTTCTATTTCCATAAGCGTGGATACCGCAATATCTGCCACCGAAACCATTTCATCTTCGTCTGGTGCTTTCGGTTTTAACCATTTTTCGCATTTTCTCATCAGTAAATCAGCATCAATTAGTCTCATCTTCTCACTCCCATTCACTTTTCAACATATCTGCCTTGATTAATTCATATATCACATCCAATGCCGTTCTTTTATCCCTGTACCGACAGTTTGCATCCTTATGTATCCGTGGATCGTTTTTATCCCAATCATTTACGCCAAAATATAAATCACTGACAAACAGCATCTTGCATCCTCTTGCGATGCAGAGATAATAACATTCTGATTCTTTTGGAATACCTTTACATCTTTTGAATCCAAATTTCTTGAATTCACTAGCTTTCACTTTTGGTCTTAGCATCAATCTCACTCCAATCAAATTTACAACCACATTCGCCACAATAGTTGTTTCTGCTCTCTGCATCCGACATTACCTCTTTATCGCATAAAGGGCATACATAGTCGATATCTCCGTTCAGTACATCTAAGATAATCGGCTTTACTGAAATGTGCTTCTGACTTTGCAGTGCAATAGCAATTTTCGCAAGTTCGATAGCGTCAAGCCATTCTCCACATTTTTCTTTTTCCTCAAACTCCGCTAATTTCTCCATAGCTTCTGCCAGCTTGTTCTTGTCCTTAATCACTGCTTTACCGCAGTGATAGGTTGTTAATCTTTCCTTCATTCTCTCGCCTCTTCCAGCAAGCCATTCACTACCAATTCACACTCGATCTCGGTCGCTGTCCGCTTGTCACTGAATTTACAGTTTGGATTCTTGTGGATCCTTGCATCTTTGATCGGCCATTCAGATTCAGTAAAATGCTTACTGTCCACAAACATCACTCTGTGTCCGTTCTTCACGCAGAGATAGTAACTCTCTGCGCTTTTCGGAAGTCCTCGGCAAGGCTTGAATCCGAATCTTACAAACTCACTTGCCTTTACTACTGGTTTTAGTCTCATTTCTATTCCCTCTTTCTTCTTGCCATGACCATGTGCTTTCCGCTTTTCTGCAATTCACCATAAATCGAATCACATATTGCTGATATCCCAATGTTTCTCGAAAGACTCTCAAAATAAATTGTATCCGTCTTTTCCCATGTCCTTGTTGGTGCGTGGTAAAATCTTCCGTCTGCTGTCTCTACCATCGTCTGTTCCTCACATGCTGTAGGTGTGTAGAATTTCACACATATACCTCGTACACCTGATTCGTAACATCTGATTTTGTCACCAATATCAAACCTTCTCATTTTTTCTTCCTCTGTGATACTTCACTTTATTGTTTTTGATTGCATCCCATACAATCCTTTTAAATTCTTCACCTGTAATCGCTATTACTTTTCCATGTTCCAATCTTCTTTCTTCAACAAGATACACACTGCTGTCCACCTTTTCTAGATCAAGTATTGCAATATCTTCCGGATGCATAAACAAAATACGTTTATTTGACAGCTCTATTTTTAGCCTGGCTTCTTTAAGCTCTCTCATAAAGTCTTCAGACGTCATCTTCATCCTCCTTTACATAATCCGGGCATTCTACCGCATATTCGTAGCTGTCTATATCATCGCACTGAATATTGCATTGGTCTTTTATCTGACATTCCAAACAACACGCATTCTGTCCATACAAGCAATAATTCTTGCATCCCATTTACTGTTCCTCTCCATATTTGAATTCGCACTTAATCTGTCTAGCTGAAACAATCATATTCACGAAATCAGCTGCATGGTTAATTTCAATATTTACCGGAATTCCAAAATCATCAATCATCTTAATTTCATAATGCTTGTCCACTAACTCCAAAACATCAGTGAAATCATTGTCCACGTCTGGAAGTCCATCGAGAATATCTCTGATTTCATCTTCGATGTTTGACAGAAATGAAATCATCGGAACATTGACTGTTCTCTTCGGAATTACAAGCCTTCTGTTTGCCTCTCCGCAAGTCAGAAGCAACTCGTATTCACACTCATAATAACCTTCGGTCAGATAACCACCCTCCGGAAATTCATCGATTACTGTCGGTCTGTTCTTGCTACTTTCCTGGATGTCATACGGCACATAGTAGTAAATTACATGCTTTTCTTTGAAAGTCTCCATATCGAAGACGGTATGCTCTTTTTCCAACAATGTGACGTTCTCTCGGAATCTGTCAAATTCCGCTGTATTGCCATTTTTATTGTCTACCTTAAAGAATGATTCGAATTCTCCGGTATCAACATTCTTTCTGCCGATTATACTCGCATAAATGTCCGGAATTGCTGTTCCTCTGCATTTAAGTTCAATTTTGTTTTTAAGAATCAACCCTTTTGCTTCTAAATCTTCTCTTGCTATTGCTGTTAATTTCATAATTCGTTCCTTTCTCCTTAAAAATGCGTAAAAAAATACCAACCACCGAATATTGATGGTTGGTAAATTCTAAATAATTTCTGCTTTGTGTAGAAAAGAATTGGAATTTTTTATATAGCATTCCTTTCTGGCTTTGAAAGAAATTTTACCTACTTTCTGATAAGATGTGCAACTTATATTTACAGTCAATTTCGTTTTTACGTTTTCACATATAGCATCTATATCAAAGCCTATACATAATTGTTCTGCTGTTTTTAATATATTCTCAGCTTTCTCATCTTGCAAATCAAAATTTATTATTAAGTGTTCTTTATCTTCATATTGAAAATTAACATTTTTTTCTTTTTCGTATTCTTTATAAAATTGTTTTTCTTTTTCTCTCGGATGCTCAATATCATATATGGACAAATGTTTTATTTTCAATTTTGAAATCATAACATTTGATAACAATTTTAATTCCATTTCAATAAAAATGTCATCAACTTCTCGTGTACCAGGATTTAGAAAATCAATCTTTACTTTTTGTTCATTATTTACAACAAACATGGCTTTATTGTTTGAAATTTGTGTTCTATCATTTTGTCGTTTATTTGACAGATACACTGTCATACTCAACATGAATGTCACACAAAATGTTAATACAGTTCCTATATACGCCAACATATTTCCTGCTGGAATAGTTACTTGAGACCACCATGACTCTGTAGGAATTATATAAACAAAATGAATAATCGCAGTAGGCACTACTATCAATCCCAAAAACACGCATATAAAAAATATTATCGGATGTTCATTAAAAAATCGTATTATCTTTTCTAACATAATTTCTGCATCTCCTGTAAATGATACAGAAATTATACCATTCCAACCATCAATATTCAATTGTCAAGGTGCTGTTAGCTGCTATTTTTAGCTGCTACCCTATTTCTCTTTGTTCTTTTCCAAAATCTTCATCATTGCTTTCATGTGTCTAGCTACTTCCGGCAGATCTTCATCACTGATTTTCCCAATGCGATCTTTTCTTTTCGATTCAGTTAACTCAAATATTCCGTCCTGAATATATCTAAATGTCTTAGCAAGAAAAGTTTCTCTCGCAGCTTCACTATCACACTCATAAAATACTTCTCTTTTGTCATGTTCTCCAAACATATCCGTAAAGAATTTGGTTCGCTTTGGAGTGATTCTTGTGATTTGTGCCGGAGTAATTAACTGATGCCGGAATGATGAACCCCATCCGTAACTCACTTCTCTTGCAATCCCGACCCAATCTCCAACTTTCAATGTGTCTTTGTCTATCTCTTTTAATTCGATTTTCATTTTGTTGTCACCTCCACGAAATCACTTAAACTCATTTGCGCTGTATGTTCTTCCAACCTTTTCTTGGAAAGTTCATAATAGTGCTTATCCAATTCAAATCCAACATACTGCAGTCCTGCATCATGCGCTGCTATCAGACTGCTTGCGCTCCCAACGTGCGTGTCCAGTAATTTCATTCCTCTTTCTGTGTATCTGTCAAACAACCATCTGTACAACATCACTGGCTTTTGAGTAGGGTGCATCCGCTTTTCATTCTTTTTCTTGTTTCCTTGCTGGATATGCCCCTCCTGTATGCTCTTTCCTTGGAACATTCCGTTCCACATATACCGAAATAGCCTCACGCTGTCATGGAAACTGCAGAATGCGATTTCGCAATCTGAAAAATCCGTATTGCCATTGCATTTATCCCATACAATCCTACCCGGAGGGAAATGATAGTCAAAATAGTTACATCCCCAAACGATCTGATTCTTAGAGACTCTAAACAATTCATCAAAATACGATTTATCTGGAATTGTCCATTCTGCAGATTTCTGATATACTCTTTGAACTCCAATCGGGCTTATGCGTCTCCCGTAAAATCCTCTTTTCTCCGGTCCGCTAAAATATGGCGGGTCTACAACGGCGATGTCAAAATATTTATCTGGAAATTCTTTCATGCCATCCATACAATCCGTGTTGTAATATCCGAAATCTAACATTCCGCACCTCCAATAAAATCTTCTATACTCATCTGCACTTCATCTTCAACCGCAAGCATTTCATTCTTTGCCCGGTTGTAAAAATTCCGATCAATCTCAAAACCAAATGCACTTCTACCTAGATTTCTCGCTGCTCGCAACGTACTTCCAGAACCGCAGCATGGGTCAATAACTACATCTCCAGGATCAGTAAATGTCTGAATCAATTGTTCCAACAACCTTACTGGCTTCTGAGCCGGATGAATTTTCGGAATATCTTTTCCATCCTTTTCCCACTTGAACCAGTTAAATACCATATGTCCTGTACCTCGAATCGTTTTTCCATTTTCATCAAACTGTGCGCCATTTCTAAATTTTGGAAGTTTGTCTCGGTATAATACCAATGCGTATTCCGTAGCACCTACAACACGCATATTCGCTTTCAATACCTGTGGACTGTAATTTTTCACAAATACAAGCGGTATGTAATTCACAAAGCCATGTTTCTTAGCTGCGTTGATCAGTGTGCTTAACTGTTCAAAACTGCAAAATACAATCATGCACGGAGCATCAGAACTTCGGCCACGCTTGCCGGCTTTCTTAGGTTCTTTCTTCAACATCTTTGAGCAAAAATGGAAATACTCATACAAATTGAAATTGAAATCTGAATTAAACGCTGCTTTCTTTGCAAGTTTACTTTCACCGTTTTTGTTATCTCCACCTACGTACCACATTGGATTGCTTCCGTAAAAGTTACTTCCGACATTGTATGGCACATCCGCTATAATTAGCTGCGCTGGCGGTATTGCATATTTCTTGTAATTCTGCATCGAATCTCTATAAATATCACATTTAAGTTTTTTCCTTTGTTTCATCTTCTCGAAAGGAGCCGATATATCTTTGCCCGGCCGGAGCTCCGTACTCCTTTCTGTAAATTACATATTGTTTCTAAGAATTACGTCTATATATCCAGTTTGCAGTTCATATGCCGGCATTACATCTTTTACCCATATAATCGCACCCTTTGGATGTTCGTACTTCCATTCTTCTTCCGTCAGTTTCACATTTCTCAGTACCCACGCATGAGGTCTTTTATACCTTTTCTTCAACTCTGAATAAGATATGTCAACACAGTGTTTTTCTCTTTCCTCAGACCAATCAGAGCAGGATATTGGATATGTAGAGTCTATAATGCACGTGCCTTTTACAAGATTTGTCCCACTTTCCAGTAAATAGATCGGCTGTCCTATTTTCTTGGTATTACTACCTCTTATTTCAATAGTTTTCTTCCCACTAAGGATAAGATTTAACCATCTCTTTTTTACAATTAGTCCATCCATCATTTCACCTCATTTGCCACCTGAAATCCCATTCTTGCTACATTCTTCAAGTTATCCTTAATCAGTGCTTTGTTTGGACTTCTGTGTGTATCAAGGAACTCCCACAGCTCTTGTCTTTCAGTTTGTTCATTTGCAATGTAATCAGCCATGTAATCATACTCAGCTTTTGCGACTTTCAAACACTGAATCATGTAATCTATCTTTTCTCCAACATTCATGCCTACTCCTTTACCTCATATCTACATTCCGCAATAGCAAAGAATTTTCCATCATGCTCTTCGCAATATCTTTTCAGCACTTCCTCGCAAGAATCATGATTGTCAATTTCCTCTTCGTGAACAACCGTTCTTTTTTCGTCTATTACAAGGCAACAGGTTTTCTTCACAACTTCAATTTCTTTCTTTTCATGGTCTTTCTTGTACTGTTTGAGGACTTCGATATATCGTTCAGGATGTTTTACCGCTAATTCATTACAGGTAATACCCGTGCCATTGTTATAGGCACTCAGCTTGCAATGACTGCAACTCCTTCCCTCACACATTTCGCCCCTAAGTCTAATTGCCTCTTCTGCTGTCAGTTCTTCCTCTACTGGCTCAAGCATTTCGTCTGTCCAATTATAATTATCCTCTTTGATGTAATAGTATCTATCGTCTACGACATTGGATATTGTCACGATTTTTCCCATCTGTTTTTTCATCGCATCAGTGAACCGTTGGCAACCATAACCCATTCGTTCTTTTAAGTCACTTCTAACTCTTACCTTGTCTCCTGCTTTGTATTTCATTTCGGGCCTCTCTTTCTCAGTTTTTCTGACAGATTCTTTCTCTTCTGTTTCTTCTCTTTCCATCGTCTCAGGTACTCAATCTGCGCCTGATCCTCTTTCTCTTGTCTGTTCATGGTCTTTATCCCTTGTACAGATTCGGAATCGGCATCCATGCTGCCACTCTGTACAGTGAGCATCCACCGTGTCCGTTTGAGTATCTATCCCACTCAAGGTATCCGTACTGTCTATCAAGCCAGTGCTTTTCTGTGTCCTCGTCAAACACTTGGATGTAACATCCTACACTGTACTCTCTGTATCCGTTACCGTTCGTTGACTCAAGTGTGAGTAGTACATCTCTTTCATCTTCCGGAAGTCTTTCTGTCACTGGTATCCATCCACGCTTGCTGTCAGCATTGTCAATCTTGCACATCTTCTCGACATACTTTCTGACGGTCTCCGTTGTGAGTAGGATCCCTTCGTCCTTTCTGTCCGGATTCAGTTCATCTGCCATCGTGTTCTTCAATTCTTCCTCTGATTCGTTCAGCCAGGAAAGAAATTCTTCTGCATCAATCGTCTTAGCCATATCTTCTCCCTTCACAATTCGCTACGTATTTGCCATAGCTCATTCCATGTTTTCTTGCTTCCGCTGCAACTCTTGCTAGCTCGTTTTGAAACTTCGGTTTCATTGCGCCTTTTACTTTCTTCGGTTTGGCTTGCTTTCGTTTCATTGCCAGTTCCTTTTTCTGTTCAGGACTCAAGGCTCTGTATCTCGCCTTTCCTCTCTCACAACACTGTCTTCGGCTTCTTTCTTCTCCGCAAGCCTTGCTACAGCACTTCTTCCGGTTGCCGACTATCTCAAATTCTTTTCCACAGACTGTGCATACCGCCCAGCCTTTATTTGCTTCTGCCATTCTTAATCACCTTCCTAGCAACTTACTTTCCAGATCATCCATGTCGTAATGTCTTCTCTCAAAGTTGTTATTGTTCTTCGTTGCTGGTTTCTTATCGTGCCGTTCATCATACTTTCCTTCAAGCACCTTCACAAAATTATTCGGATTGATGAACCAATTGAAGTTCAGTGAGAATCCCGCATCTGTCTTTCCCTGAAGGAAGTCACTCTGTTTGACCTTATCAACAGCTTGTATCACTTTTTCTTCTCCGAATTGCTCAAGTAAGGCAATCAGTGAAATACATCTCTTAGAACCCGGGTTGATGCGGTAAATCATTGTGATTCCGTAAGGCTCTAGCTGATTCCATGCATCGATGATGGATTGAATGCTATGCTGCTTTATAGATACGTTAGTATCTATATATTCTTTCTTTCTTCCTTTCTTCCCTTCTTCTATTGTTGTCACTTGCTTGTCACTTGCTTGTCGGTTGCTTGTCACTTGCTTGTCACTTTGCGTGTCACTCGATTGATACGAACAGTAATTATTTACCGTAAATACGCTGAATTTGTTATATTTTTTGCTTGTCACTTCGCCTGTCGATTCTAGGTGCTTTATTGCTGTTCTTATCTCTCTAACTGAAAGGTTAGTTTCTTCAGATAATTTGGCTAAAGAAGATACGAATGACCCCCTTTTTATCTCAATTCCTAAGAAAAATCCGTCCTTCCAGTTCGCTTTTAAAAGCATGTGTATGAACAATCTGGAAGTGTTTTTGTCTTTGTACCACCCCCACTCGAGAAGTGACCGATTAATCTTTATGTAATCGCCTTTCATATAATTTCATCCAATCTTCCATTGTCATTGTGACCAGCCAATCCTTGTGATTCTTCCGATGCATTACCGTAGGCATTTTGCCCTCTCTCGCATCGTTTATGGACTGTTCCACAGCTTCATAGATGTTAAGCTTCTCTACCTCTTGCACTCAATATGGATGCCAGGAAGACCAACTACATCTGCATCTCCATTGGATCCGCAGAACTGCTGTCCTCTTCGGCAATCATATCCATGTGTTTTAAGCAGATTTGCTAATTCTCTTTCTCCTTCTTTCCCTTTTCGGTTCGAGTTCATCTGTGTCTACCTCCATGTTGCAGTTCTTGGCTGTTCGCCTTGCTGTTTTTAATGCCCAGCCGATACTTTTCAGCCGGCTTTCTTCTTGTCTGATGTACTTCATCAGCATCATTCTTTCTTCTAAGATGTTCATGTCTGGTATGAAGTACCCTCTTTCATCTTGCATGTTGAGAATTGGTATATCTCGTCTTGCATAATGGATCATGTCTCTAATTGTTCTATCATCTATTCCGGTCAGATCAGACAGCTCAGCTCTTGTGATGCCATTGTCATGACCTACACGGATGTAATCTAGTATGTTAATAGTTTCCATCGGTCTCCTTTCTCTCCCCGGACAAAGCCGAGGAGATGAATCATCATGGCTCTGATTAAGGATTGTGACATACTGTTTCAGTCAGCCATTAGGAGTTTATATATCAACCTTATCCGCTAGGTTAATACCGGTTATAGCCAAGACTTTCCGAACACCTCTCTGAACTCTTCTCTGCTGCCTATATGCTCTTCAAAATATCTCTGAGCCATCTGCTTGAGTTCCAAGTCCAGTCCGTGGTTCGGATTGTCATGTACGCTCCCCTTTTGGAATTCATGGAGATACGGTGCAAGGGGAATCACAAATCCGTATCTCTCAGATATCTTTCTTCTACTACCGCAAAAGATATGGTGTATGTGTGGATAAGGATATCCAGTGAAGTAACAGTGGTCCATATCATCAGTGAACACACTTTTCAATCGTTTAGCCAATGTCCACACCATACTTTTCTTTCAGAATTCTCTTTTCATCTGGTGTAGCAATCTCTCTTTCAGATATTCCAGCTTCTTTGCAACTTGTAATCATTCCGTCAATTAATCTTGCCATCTCCGCGCTATCATAAGTATGAGATCCTCTCAGAAGCTTATAGGTCCGATATGTAATCCCATCATTTCCTTCTCTTATCTGGGAAGTTGGTTGTAAGTGATAATCCGTGGCATTCCTGACTTTTCTTTCAGCTTCTTCCGTATCTGGGATTGTCATATATACCGCTTTTCCTTCGAATATCTCTGGCTGACCATACCGGCACAACATTAGATTATGTGCTTCTGGATTTGACAGGCTTATTGCTTTTGCAAACTTACCGAGCAGCACCCAGTAGTAGGCATTCGCATCCAGACTCCTTTTCCTTCTGTATCGCTTGATTTCAAGGCTTAACTTCTCACAGTCTTTCAATTCCTCATATGCCTGTGTAAAGTCTTCCTGTGGCTCAAATAGAATGGTCAGCCGCCGTGTAGCAAAGTCAATAATTGGCTCTTTTAACTTTCCGGTGAACTTCATTTATACACTACAACTCTCCTTCAACTCTTTTACGTGATCAAAAGCATTCTTATACTGGCTAATCGTCAGCGCTTCTATTTTCTGCACTTTATACAATACAAGTACTTTACTTTCATCAATTCCATTTTCAGTAAACAAACTCCGAAGAGAATTAATATGATTTTGATTAATCTTTATATTGCTGCTTGTACTCTTCCCATCTTTCTGATCAGACTTGTCCTGATTCTTCTGCTTTTCATATTCATCAGAATCAGGATCTTTCACATCATCCAAAAGAAACAAACCATTCAATGCGTATTTTCTTGCATAGCTGGATACTGATCCAGTAATCTGCGCTTCATCCATTCCTTTCTTTTCCTCTGATTCTCTCGCATAAGCAGTTACAGAAATCTCCTCATCTGATTCGCAATCAACCAAAGTTGCTGTGGCTTTTATATACACCTTCCCAACAACTTCCACAATTTCGTCTTTCAGCGTCAGAAAGACCTTTAAATCCTTTTCATATTTCTTGAATTCAGCAAGAATCGTCTCCGCATTTCGATAATAGAATTTACCAAATTTGTTATATTGATCTTTTGGGACTTTCATATCCTGCTGCAGTTTGGATAACTTTTCTCCAATCTTCATCAAACATCCTTCCTTTCAAAGTAAACACCAAAGCTTGTCATTGCCTGTTCAATATCTTTAAGTTCCTCTTCTGTAGCAACAACGGTGTAAATTACCTTCTTAGACTCTTCGCTGCTCAAGAATCTTGCCTGTTCCTCATCTACTTCTTTCAGCTTTTCAACAGTCTCTTTCTCCGCTTTTCTCTTGATTTCCTCTTCTTCGAAAATTCTTCTACGTTCTTCAAGACGGATGCGTTCTCTTTCAGCTTCCAATTCTCTTTCTCTTCTGGCAGCTTCTTCTGCTTCTTTTCTCTTAAGGATCTCTGCTTTCTGAATTTCGTAATCACTAAGGTACTTAATTGCTGATGCCAGATTGTTGTTTTCCATATAGAAGTTGAGAGCAGTTTCTTCTTTTTCTGATCTCATGGCTTTGATAGCATTGATATCAGCATTTGTAGTTGCAACTCTGCTAGTAAGTTCTTCTCTAATGTCTTTCATTTTCGTACCGGCATTCGTCCACTTACTTCCGTAGATTCTTTCCAGTGGAATGTAATCTTGCAATTCTTCCGGAACAATCTCTTCATAAGCAATCTGGATCTCTTCTCTACGCTCTTTAATGCGCTTTTCCTCAAACTCTTTAACCTTGCTGTCAATTAACGTGATCGGCTCATCGATCAGTTCGATAAGTTCCTTCACCTTAGCTTCGAACTCATCATAAGGCTTCATGTACTCCTTCTTTACTTCGATTCTTCTCTCGTTCACAGCTGCCTTTTTCTTTCTCAGCTCTGCGAGGTCTTTCTTCGCATCCTTCTTTGTCTCTTCTGTGAATTCTTTCTTTTTGTATTTCTCAAGTTCCATTGAAACCTGGTCTTTAAATTCCTCAAAGTTGGCTGTAATTTCGCCAATACTCTGTACTACATCAAATTTCAGTTCCTGCATTTTTTCTTTCCTCCGCATTGTAATTGTCTGCAAGTCTCTTATGCATCTTATGTTGTGT